GTGAATAATTTTTCAATTTCAAAAAAATTAATATTATTTTCTAATTTTTGTGTTTGATTTTGTGCTTTTGTTCTTGCTTGGACTGTTGCGTTGCGTTTCTTGGCTAGGTACTCGGCTCCGCGTCGGCTGTTGCATTTATGGCAGGCTCCTACCCAGTTGGATTGGTCTGTGGGGTCTGCTCCTCGGTCTTGTTCTATGACGTGGTCGATGGTTGTTGCTCGAGCGCGCTTGCACCAATGGCACGCGCCATCCCATTCGTTGAGGAAGGTCTCGCGGTTCTTTCTGTATGACGCGCTATCTAGGTCTTTACGTCGTGGGGCGCTCATTGCTGGATGCCGTCGCCGTGGCAGTCTGGGCACTCCATAGGGCTATCCATAAAGCCCAAGACGCGCCCCGATCCTCCGCATTGTCCACAGATTAGATATCGGGTCTTGAGTAATGTCTCTGATTTTTTCTCAACGTCATTAGTAGATAGTTCTTTATAAGACGCCTGATTATCCGACGTCGGTTTTTCAGGCGTCGGTACTTTCTCCTGTCCACGCCTTTTCCACAGCATTTCCACACGCGTCAAGCAGCACTCGTCATAGACGATGATCTCGGAGTGCCAGCGCCCCCTGGGGTCTTGACTCTTAGTGCGCTTAACGAAACCTGCGTCCTCTAGCTCTTGAAGTGCTTTGAGGATAGCGTCGCGCCCTTCTTGCCCTAGGCGTGACATTTGCAGCGCTGAGGTGCGCCAGTTGTCCGGCATAGATAGCAGGTAGGCATGGATGCCTCGAGCACGGAACGAAAGTGAGTTGTTTCTGAGGGTCTCGTTCTTGATGATCGTGTAGTTGATGTGAGGCCGTTCGGCGCGGATGATGGTCATTTTGTAGGGGCTTTCTCTAGTAGTCGTTGTGTAATGAATTGCATATCAGATGGTCGCCAGCAGTAAGCCTCGGCTCCAGCTGCGTCAAGTGTGCGAAGCCAGGTGATCTGCGCTGGGTCTAGGCGTCCTCGCTCTGTCTTAAGTTCGGCATAGACGATGCCTTTGTCTGGGTGCGCCATAACGAGGTCGGGGAACCCTGAGTGTCCTTGTATGGCGGTCATCCATTTTCCGCCGACCTGTGAGGCTCTGAAGTGTGTTACGCGCCATCCGTACATGATGGCTAAGGCGACGACTTTGTTTTGAAACTCTTTTTCGCTTATGGCAACCATTTAGCCGTCGCCTTTGATGTCTAGTTCGCGCTGTTCCCACGTCCAGACGTAATAGCCGTGAGTAAGTGTGATCCGATCGCCCCAGGTCATCCAGTCGTTTGAGTAGCGCCTCACTAATGGGGCGACGTACGAGTTGTATGTCATCTCGTAGTTATGCACGTCCCAGCAGTCGCCGACGAACCTGAGGACGACCCTGTTGCCTTTTGGGTAAACCTTGATCTCGTAGTGATCGTCTTCTGTCATTTTCGCCATCTTGATAACTCCTGTGTCATTGCTTTCCAGTCGTCGCGAAAGCGGTCTCTGTCTTGTGTTACGTCATGAAGCAGGCTTGAGTAGCCCTGCAATACTTCTTCCAGCTGCACGATCTCGGCGTGATGCTGGATGATCTCTAATTTTAGATCCTCAATTTCTTGCAGAGCATTTTTGAGCAGTCGCGCCTGGAAGTTCTCTAGGTCGTGTCGGGCTTTGTCTTGTGCCGGTATTGCGCTGATAAATGCGTTCCAGACTTGATCGTCACTCATAGAAGGGCCTTTCTTGTTTGTTGTTTGCTGATACTTCGCGCTCGTAAATAATGGCCTCGATGACCAATGTGATCAGGCCGACAATGATTGCCCAGGCGATGGCTTTTTGTATGAGGCCCATTAGAACGGATCCTCGAAGGACTCGGCGCGGATCGCTAGTGGGATGACGTTGCCTTTGAGTTCTTGGATCACCTGGGAGGCGTCGTAACTCGTAAAGTTCGGAGGAAAGTGTGCCTCAAAGCCAAGTTTCTTGGAAAGCGTGCGGATGAGCCCGAGTTGCGCGTCTGAGGCTTGCTTGTTGGGTGATGCCTGTGGGCGTTGTGTGCTCTCAAGAGCGTCGCTAGGTGTCATGCGTTGTACTTTTGTCATCTCTTCACGCGAGGGGCGCTTGGACGGATCTGAGCCTGCCATCCCGTAATTTGAGAGCGCCCTGCCCGTTGAACTCGTTTCACAGTTTTCCATAAAACTTGTGGAGTTGACGCCTCTTTCGGTGTGCTCTTCGTAGGCATGACCTGTCGAAACAAGTATGTCGCCTTCATAGAGATCAGTCTTGAAGATGCACCACTTGCCTGGCTCGTAAGCGATGAGCGTTGTGATAACTCGAGGAACGACTGAGGACTTGGCCACGTTCTCTAGCCATCGCGCCAGCCTCGGCGCTACTGGCTCATAGTTGTCTAAGTTAAATGTCATGTAGGGGCTCTTTCTGTTATTGGGATGATTTCGTTCCCCATGGTCGCCACCCGTAGAGCTTCCACAGCTCGAGTCCGACCTTGAGGTTTTGGTGTCTTTTGGTTAAGTCGTCTCGGCTTTTTATGAAGCCTTCACGCTTTGCCCAGCCGACATTACTGCCGTTTATTTGTAGTAGTCCGAAAGATCCGCCGTAGGGGTCTTTGCGGTTGATGCTCGTTGTCTGACAACGCGACTCGCGCCACATAATCTTTATGAGCATCTTTTTCTCCTTTTTAGGCCAGCCGAGTTGTACTGCTTTCGTTGCGTAGTATTCGCAACGGAAGGGCAGAGCCTCGGCACTTGCTGGAGATGGGTGGAAAGCGGCAATAACAAGCACGGCTGCCGCGAGTCGCTTAACGACGATCCTTTGATCGAGTGAACATAATTCCTCCTAATCAAGAGCCTTGAGGCCCTCTGGGGTAATTGCACAGATCATCTGTGCTGATCCTGAAGAGCCGATCCGAGTGGCTCCAGTAGGCACGATATAGCCTGCAGCTCGAAGATCCGAGCACCGCTTCCAGTAGCACCGTGAGCGCCTGATAAGCCCAGACCGTGCGCCTGCTTCTTCATCGGTGAGGTTGTGGTTCCGGTACTCAATGAGCAGAAGCATCGCCTGGGATGTTCGCCTGTGTTTGACGTCTTTAGCGCCTTGGACGCTAGTGGGACGGTCGGGTTCTCGATGCAATGGTGCATGAAAGAGAGTGCCTTCGTCCCAGTCGTCGGGTCGAATGATTTTGCCTGCCATTAGTGCCTCCGTAGTAGGGATAGAAGGTGACGCTAGAGAAGTTACACGATCGGTGTGACGAAAGTGTGGATTATCTTTTTCCAAGCCTGCACAATGAGCCGAGGGTTCTGAGCAAAAGTCGGGGAGACCTCAACATGGATCCAATATCCGCCTGGGCCTCCGTTGTTTTCGGAGTCCCATTCTTTCCAGCCTGGCTTCCCGTCACGGTTGCAGCGGAAACCGCGTCCGTGTGTTCCCCAGACGTACTGATGGATCTCTTCGATGCCGAGGGCGACGTGGTTCGCGGCGAGCCAGTCACAGATCTCGGTAACAAGTGTTTGCTGGGATTGTTTGTAGCCAGCGTCAAAAGCGCGTCCCGTGCCGTGTACTGAGAGCATGGTTGATCCGCGCATCGGACGATAGGCGTAGATCCCGAGGTTCTTGAAGCCCCATTTAGTGCCGAGAATGTCAAGGAGTTTGTGTGCTCCTGCGGTGGCTTTGCCGTTTGCGGAGGCGTCTTTGTTGCCGGTGTACGGCATCGCGTTAGATTTTGGAGCTGCTTTAGGCGTTGTCATTTGGTTTATCTTTCGGCTTGTCTTTAAGGCCGTTGCCAGCGAGTAGCCCGATGAGTCCGCCCGAGAGAGTGAGGAGCATCGAGGAAAGGATGTTGATTTGCTGTGCATCAAGTTCCGCCATTGTCGCAGGCTGTGAAACAAAAAGCAGTCCGTACAAAATTGTGAAGACGGAGCCGACGAAAGAAAGCGTTAAGCCACACGCGACGATCATGACGATCCGCGCTTTGATCTCTTCGTTAGTAAGTCTGTTTTCTGGTTTCTTTAGCATTTGCCACCTGTCCCATATCGTGGGGTCTCTGTTGTTTGTGTTGTTTCTGTGACGGTCGCGCTAAGTGCTTTGTTCTTTGTGCGCGGTTCACAGTTGAGTCGTTCACGGTCTCCGCACGCTACGAGGATTGCACCGAACAAAAGCGCCACGAAACTAATCCGCCAAATCATCTGAGCCTTCTTCAGTCCAGCCACTAGCCAGTAGCGCCTCGTATTCTTCTTCTGTCATTTCGCGTACTTCGTCGTCTATTTGTATGTTTGGTCGTGTCATGGTTATGCCTTTCGGTATCCGTAAACGGTAATAGTTGCACCAGTCATTGTGCCTGCACTAGGGCTAATAATAAATGAGGTGTAAGAGGTTGTGTTTTCTATCAAAGCAAAAACGGGGCCTGCGTCGCCACCTGAGAATTGGTTGGAAAAAACCTTCGTGTGCTTGGCCAAAAACGGAGACATGACTTCTATGTGCGAGTCCATGCC